TCATAAATTACTTAAAAATTGAATAGCACTTTCATCTTCTTTTTCACGAGTTTCTCTTAGGAGGTGAGCATAAACACGGTAGGTCATCGTGACATTAGAGTGACCCAAACGCTCAGAAATGTAGTCAATTGATATTCCTTGTGCGATCAACATTGAGGCGTGAGTGTGTCGCAATCCGTGAAACGTGATGATGTTATTAGCATCTATTTCTTTTAGAATTGATGCGAGCGTCTTATTAACAGCGTTACTACTTGGGACTTGGTGGCGATTATTAATGAATACCTGATTGCTAGGGTTGTCAAAGCCTTGTTTTAAATAGAGCTTTTTTTGCTGAAATTGGAGTTTTTTAAGCATTGTCGCAGTTGCTTCGGTAATTGATATTGTACGGTTAGATGATTCTGTTTTAGTCGGTTTAAAACCTGATCGCGACACATAATCATAGGATTTGTTAATGTTAACTGTGTTTCTTTCGAAATCAACGCAATCCCACGTTAATCCAGTAACTTCACCGTATCTGCAACCAGTCAACAGCCCGAAAAGGATTTCTGCACGCGTAACTGACATCAGAGACCAAGTGTCCAAACAGATTTGTTTCAGTTGCTCAGCTTCGTTAAGCTCAAGGAATTTCAAACTCTCGTCTTTTGATTCGGCACCATCGATGATAACCCCAAAAGTGAAATCACGGAATAATAAACCATCATTTATAGCATATTTAACCGACTTCTTGACATAGCTGTTAAGCCTGCGCGTTGTGTCTTTTGCATGATGCTTGGCGTAATCATCAAGCATTTTCTGGTATTGAGCCGTTGTAACATCCTTTAGAGCAATACCAGGAAATGATTCGCTAATTATCCGGCTTGCAGATGTATACTTAGATTCAGTTGTGCGATCAAGACGACCGATTTTATAAGTATTAATCCAGTCTTGGAAGTAGTCGGGAAAAGAAATACCTTCATTAACAGACAAAAGGTTCTTATTTTTCTTGTCTTCCAGTTCAGTGGCAGCGCGTTGAGCGTCTAATTTTCGCTTAAAACCGCCTTTTGACTTACTATGTTTTGAGTCAATCCAAACACGGTAAGCCCAGACGTTTCCACGCTTAAAAATTTGTGCCATTGTAAAATCCTCCTATTTTCTGGTAAAATGGAGTACACAAATAGCGTGCGCTAATGCGTACCTTTTGACTTAGCACATCCCGCTTACTTTGGTCGGTAGGGGATGTGCTTTTTTATTGCACGTCGATAGTCACGTGTTCAATAACATCTTTATCTTTTGTTGATAAGGCGTAAACATTGTAATTGTCCTCACTCATTTTGCTTTTTAACTCGACTGTGTCATTGCTGTTGTTCAATTTCTTAGCAGCATTTGAAACGATTTCTTGCATACCTAATACATACATTTTTTGATCGTTTGTGGCTGTGTCATTGCCGATGGCTTCCTTATCAGCATCAAGCGTCTTAACGATTTCCTTATCAGTTACAACTGCATTAATCACTTCGTGTGGTTGCATTTCGCCTTTATCGTTTTTCTTTGATTGGTCGTCGCGTACCTCTGGTTCAACTGTAACTTTGGCGATTTTGCCATCTTTATTTAATTCAGTAGCTAGTTCCTTAGCGATTTTTCGATTGGCGGCAGAACCGACCTGTTCAGTTTTTGAACCAGTTGAACCGGTTGCGCCTTTGCTACTACAAGCAGCCAATCCGATAGATAGTAAAGCTACAGTTCCAAGTAAATATGTTTTTTTCATTTTAACTCCTCCAATATGTTAAAATATATTTGTAGTTGCATCCATAACTATACACAGGCCTTATTGAATCCCCACGATTCGATAGGGCTTTTTTTGTTTCAATTTGAGCGATAGGACTTGCACCTATGGGACGGCTTGACCGAGCTCAATGATAATTATAAATCTGTTGTAAACCTAATTGCCTTGCCCAAAATTTTAGCAGGATTGTCGGCGGTGATGATGTACGGATTGTATTCCTGATTATCGGGAATCAGTATAATAATATTGCCTTGGTGCTTTACGCGTTTTAAAGTCGCTTCGGTGTCACCATTTACAAGCACCGCGGCTATTTCACCGTCTTCTACTTCTGGTTGCTCTCTTATTAAGACGTTAGAACCATTTGGGACTGTCGGCTCCATTGAGCTGCCTTTCGCCTTAAGATAGAACAGTTCCCCCGAAGGGAGGTTCTCAGTAGATTCTTCTACATAACCCGAAATATTTTCTTGTGCGGTGATTGGATCGCCACAGGCAATCTCGCCAATAATAGGAATTCGAATGATTGACTTTACCAAAGAAATATTTGAATCATCATTGAAGCCGAGAACTTCCTTAGGGTCTAACCCGAGAGCCTTTGAAAATGTGTCTATTTGGTCTAACGGGAATTGTCTACTTCTGTTTTCGTAACGAGAAATAGAAGACTTCGCAACGCCTGTTAAAGAAGCAAGCTCATTAATTGAAATGCCTTTACGCTTTCTAGCTTCAATAAGAATGTTCATAATTCCATCATTGCTTCTCATTTTTACAACCTCCTTCCATGTCTATAATATACCATATGTTCCAAATGGGAACAATAGTCAATGTTCCCAAAAGAGAAACTTTTTAACTTTTTAGAGTAACTTAGTTGACAATCGGGAACAATCGCGATAAGATAGTTTTTGAAAGCGAGGTGATGGGCATGTCAATCAACTTAAAAAGAATTAAAGCAGAACGTGTCGCAAAAGGGTTTACGCAAGAACAAGTTGCAAACAAAATCGGAATGAACCGTTCTTCTTATATCAAAAGAGAAAACGGGAACGTTCCGTTCGGTGCTGACGAACTTGCAAAGGTTGCTGAAATACTAGGACATTATTCAGATATTCAGATTTTTTTTACTCTAAATGTTCCCGAACGGGAACGATCTATTTAAACGAGGAGGCAAAACAATGAACCAATTAACCGTAACAGTTCCAATCACATTGCCCGACGGCTACGAGATTATCGAGACAGAAAAACGTGAACGGCTGGAAGCTGACAAGCGGATTATTTGGGACATAAATAAGGCGGCCGAGATTTCTGGGATAACTAAAAAAGATATGTATACCATACTACAGCAATTTAAACCGCAGCTCGATATAGATAACGGCGGTTGCGTCTATTATCCATATGGTGGCTCAAAGTACCGGATTGAATCACTGGGATTCACCAAGTTTATGCGGAACAACTTCGCAAGAATCATGAAGGAGGTAGCTAGATGAATAAGAATCTATACATGACATGTATCAGCAGCATCATTTTAGGATTATACATTCCGAATTTTATGCAATTTCCGATTACGCTTTTAATCATCGGCTCGTTTGCCACTTATGTGGGATTGAACCATAAGGAGTTCTTCAAATGAAAGACAATTTTAGTAACCAAAACGAACGCGATCGTTTAACACCCACAGAGAATGAGAATAAACTAATCGGCTATGACTACGCAGGTCGGTCAGTTTTCGAATCAGATTCACGCATGACCTTTGATGGCTACATTATTTGCGAAGGAGATGAACGCGACTTTCTTCTAACTATGGGAGGTGTTGCCGTTGATTGAACACAAAAAAAGCGCTAATCGCAGCAACGATTAACGCAAACAACAAAATAGTTTATACACAAATAATAACACTGGAGGCGCAACATGGCTAGCATTTATAAATTAACTGGCGACTTCGCACAGCTTCAACAATTGGTTGAGAATGGCGAAATCGATGAAACACAAGCAGCAGACACGTTTGACGCGATTAAGGCAGATTTAGAAAGCAAAGTTGTTAATTCAGGTTACGTGGTTAAAAACCTTGAAGCCGATGTGGAAGCACGAGCAGAAGCAATTAAGCAGCTTTCCGAACGCAACAAAAAAACTAAAAAGGTAATCCTTGCAATCAAACAACGCGCTATGTATGCAATGGAAACAGCCGATATTAAGAAAGTCAATGATCCAATCATGCCGGTACGAATCCAGAATAATCCGACATCGGTTAATGTGTTTGATGAAAAGGATATTCCAGCTTTCTACTTTAGACAAAAATACGAATTGGACAAAGCTAAGCTAAAGGCTGATTTAAAGGCAGGTAAACCTGTAACCGGCGCGGAATTAACACAAGGTACTTCAATTCGATGGGGGTAATTAGATGGCAATTCATTCATTAAAAGATACTAATAAGACTGATTTATTTAGAATCATGATCTATGGCAAGCCTGGTATCGGTAAGACTAGCGCAGCCAAATTTTTAAAAGGAAAAACTTTGGTGGTTCCGTTTGACAACTCTGAAAAAGTATTGAGCGGTGCAAATATTGACGCCGAAGAGTTTGACAAGGCCAATCCGTCAAAAGAACTTACCAGATTATTAAAGGAATTACCGGGAGTGTTAGACGGCTATTCAAACCTAGTATTGGATAACGTTTCATCGTTAGAAAAATCATGGTTTATCGAACAAGGTCGCAACTCTAAGAGCGGTATCCGCAACGAGCTGCAAGACTATTCTGGCTGGACTAACTACTTCATTCGCGTGATCGATGCATTCTATAAATTACCAGTCAACATTCTTGTGACTGCTTGGGAAGACCAATATGAAATCACGTCAATGACTGGTCAACAATTTAACCAGTATTCACCACAACTTAGGACTAGTGTTCGTAGCACATTTATGGGGCTGACTGATGTTGTGGGGCGCATGATGCTTAATCCGGACACACAAAAACGGGGCGTTATTTTAGAAGGTGATGATGGTATTTTTGCAAAAAATCGCTTAGATAGTCGCAAAGCTAGTTCAATTGAAGAACTCTTTAAGTTTGGTGGTGATGATAATGGTGAAGATGATTGATATAACTGGCCAAAGATTCGGCAGATTAGTAGCGATAAAAATGGATAATTCTCGAAGGCCTTCTAAGTCAACTAGAGCTTATTGGCTATTCCAATGTGACTGTGGAAAAGAAACGATTGTATCTGGCGCAGATGTACGAGCTGGAAAAATAAAATCATGTGGTTGTCTACATGATGAGATGGCTTCCAAAAGACTTTACAAACATGGAATGTCTTCCACAAAGCTTTGTTATGTATATGAAAGCATGAAACAACGCTGTTTAAACTCTCACTGTAAGGATTATAAAAATTACGGGGGGCGTGGAATAACAATTTGTTCTGATTGGAAAAATAATAGTAGATCGTTCTTCAATTGGGCAATCACAAATGGCTATTCAGACGGTCTATCAATAGATCGTATCAACGTTAATGGTAATTATGAACCAACGAATTGTCGCTGGACAACCGCAAAAGTTCAAGCCAACAACAGACGCCCTAGAAAATGTTATATTTCTAAAAATATTAGGTCTGATAGCAAAAGTGGAATTAGAGGCGTATCGTTCGACAAAAGCAAAAACAAATGGGTTGCATCTATGAGATTTAATCATCAACAAGTCTTGAGAAGAACTTTTGACACAAAGCAAGAAGCTGTTCAAGAAAGACAGCGTTTCGAGAAGAAGTATTTAGCATATGTATAACTTATATGACTATCAGCAGCGTTTAGTTGATAAAGCGCGATTATCGTTATCTAAAGGAAGTAAAGGTGTGTTGATTGTTGCTCCACCAGGATCAGGAAAAAGCATTGTTATTGCAGAAATAGCTAGGCTTGCAACGCAAAAAAACGGTCACGTTTTGTTCTTCGTTCACAGGCAGGAGCTGGTTAATCAAATAAGAGAATCGTTTGAAAAACAAAGCGTCGACATGAAACATACAACAATAATGACGGTTGGAAAAGTCGTCAATCGCTTGGGAAAAATACCAAAGCCAACGCTGATAATATGCGACGAATCACAGCATAGTAAGGCAAAAACTTATATGAAAATATTCAATTACTATAATGACATTCCTCGGCTTGGTTTTTCTGGAAGTCCTTGGCGGATGAGCGGAGAAGGGTTTGACGATATTTATAACGATATGGTTATTGGTCCAGATGTTGAATGGCTAATTAAAAATCATCGTTTAGCGCCATATAAATATTATAGTGTTACTACGTTTAATGACGCTAAGTTAAAGAAGTCAAGCACTGGCGACTATACTAACAACTCTATAACCGAAGCAATGAAGCCAAATCTTTATGGCGATATTGTAAAAACATGGAAAGAAAAGGCAAGTGGCAAGCGAACGATTGTTTATGCACACGATATTAAACATAGCAAAAAGATCGCTAAGGCATTTAAAGATGCTGGAATACCAGCTATGCACGCTGATTCGAAAACACCGAAAATTGAGCGTGATTGTATCATGAGTAAATTTAGAAGTGGTGCAATAACAGTTTTATGTAACGTTAGCCTGGTAGACGAAGGTTTTTCTGTAAATGAATGTGAATGTTGTATTGTCGCACGCCCGACAAAGAGCTTAGTTTTTAATATACAAGCTAGTATGCGTTGTATGAGATATGTTCCTGGAAAGATTGGAATAATTATAGACCACGCAGCTAACTACACGCGATTCGGATTACCCGACACGCCACATAAATGGACATTGGCAGACCGCGAGAAGAAAAAGAAATCAACTAACACCGCGGTTGAGACACCAATCAAACAATGCGCGTTTTGTTTCGCGGTAATACCAGCGCAGTCAAAAAGTTGTCCATTGTGTGGGCATGAAGTTGAGGTTGTTCAGTCTGAAATTAAAGTTGATGAAACAGCACGGATTGAAAAAATTGAAAGCAACTTTCGGCTACAAGCTGATTATATTGTGACCAAAAAAATAAGTGAATTAAAAAGTTATGAAGAACTAAAGGCTTACGCAAAAGCACGCGGATACAAGCAAGGCTGGATTTATTTCCAAGCCAAAAATAAAGGATTACTTAAAGGAGCGAAATAATAATGGCATTTTTAACAACGGATTATAAAGAAAACAAATCAAACGATTACGGTGTTTTACCAACAGGTAACTACGAAATGATTATTGCTAAAGCACAAGAAACTTCAACAAAAAGTGGTGCTGAATCCTTACAGATTGATTTGATCGTGCGCAACGATTTAGATGGTGTGCCAGCATTGGCTGAAACCAACAAGAAATACCATAACCGACATGTATTTATGGATAACTGGAAACGTAAAGCGACGGGCCAATATGACATGCAAGGGTTCCAATACATTCTAGACGCCATTGGAGTGCCAGAAGGAACACAGATTAATTCCATTGAAGACTTTTTAAATATCTTGGCCGGCAAAGTTGCCAAAGTGTACGTCAAAAAAGATAAAAACGAATATAACGGCGATGTTAACGATGTTAATCGAGTAGCACCTTGGAATTTTAGTAAATCGGAATACCCACAAAGCAATCATCAACTCAAAGAGACTACGCAAGCCGGCAGCAATGATCCATTTGCAAACAACGGGCAAGCAGTAAATGTTTCAAATGACGAGTTACCGTTCTAGGAGGTGTTGCAATGACGGTTTATAAAAGTATACCGGGATATGAGGGTATTTACGAAGCCGGCAGCGACGGAACAATATGGACTTGTGATAATAAAGTGACGTTCAGAAAGCTGCCAAACGGCTCACTTCAAAAGCGGACATGGAAAAGACGAAAGTTATCGCCTAAAATCGAGCGTAGAAACAGGAGCGTTCACCATGACTTGAGGGTTGAACTATGGAAAAACGGAACGCACAAAACAAAACTTGTTTCTAGGCTAGTCGCTTCCACATTTTTACCTAGCAAAGATGACAAGCCTTGTGTAAATCATATTGACGGAAACCCATTGAATAATATGCTAGATAACTTAGAATGGGTCACTTATTCCGAAAATATAAAACATGCGTACGAAACCGGTTTGAATAAAGAACCGAAAAAAGTAACACTGATAAAAAAAGAAACTAATGAAATTGAACGCTTCCGTAGCATGAGCATGGCTAGCACGTTTTTAGGCAAGAACCATGGGTACGTTAGCGATAAAATAAAGCGTGGTATTAAAGAGTTCTGCGGATACGAAGTTGTTTAATAAAAATGCGTTCTAGGAGGGTGACATGAATGGCTTACGAGTTAATACCGGACGAGCTAAAAGCCCTTAATCAATGGGGCTTGTATAAGAGAGAGTGGCAGGAAGCCAAACAGAAGTTCAACAAGTTTCCCAAATCTGCCATTGATGGCAGTGATGCCAAAAGCAATGACCCAACAACCTGGGTTGACTTTGAGACAGCTTTAAACGCATTGGATAAGTTTGATCTGGATGGCTTAGGGTTCTTCTTTGCTAACGGTTATGCGGGCATTGACATCGACCATGTGGCGGTTGACCTACACCGCTGGCGCCAAGGTGACGACGATGAGAACGTTGTTAGCGACTTCTTAAGTCACACAGAGTCTTACGCCGAGACTTCGATGTCAGGCGAGGGCCTTCACATTATTGTAAAAGGTGAAATCCCTGGTGACCGCCGACGCAAAGGCAACATTGAAATGTATCAGGCTGGCCGATTCTTCGCCATGACTGGTAAGCGAACGGGTAATTTTAAGCGAATTAATGAGATTAAACCAAGCAGCTTTAAATACCTGTACGAGAAGTATTTAGGTCGTGACAAGGTTTTACAGCTGCCAACCAATCAACCAACACAAACGGTTAATTTATCCGAACAAGAAATCATTGATAAGGCTTCAAAGTCTAAAACTGGCAAGCGATTCTTATTACTCTACGGTGGTGGCTGGGAGCAGTTTTATAGCTCACAGTCTGAAGCAGATTTAGCCTTCGCCAACGACCTAGCATTTTGGACAGGTCGCGACTTTAGCAAGATGGATAGCATCTTTCGACAATCGTCTTTAATGCGCGATAAATGGGACGAGAAGCACGGCAAAACAACTTATGGGGTAGCAACACTTAACAAAGCTATTAATGAAAATACGGCGGTTTACGAGCCACAGAGAGAGCTACCAAAGTATGATTTAAAATTCCTAACTAGCAAGCACAAAGAGTTACCAGCACGATCATGGGATGATTCAGGGTTAGTTGACAGATTCTTGGACCATTTCGGTGATAAAGTCCGGTATTCCTATATTGATAACTGTTTCTATATTTTTAACGGGAGCTATTGGGAAGCTGATAACTCTGGTAAAGTCCACAGTTTGTTAGATGAAATCGTTAAAAATATGAAAAACGAAAAAGTAGTTGCACCGCCAGAAGTTGACCCCGAAAAGATTGAAGAAGCGTGGGCTAAATTCTTAAAGTCAGCCCGTAATAATAAGACTAAGACGGCTGTTATGAAAGAAATGCAACATCGGATCCCAGTCATGCCAGACGAATTCGACAAAGATAAGATGCTACTCAATGCCAGCAATGGTTACGTTAATCTAGCGAGTGGCAAGCTGGAAAACCACAGTATTACTAAGATGTTCAGTCGTGAAGCGAGTGTGGAATATTCGGACACTGTCGACGCACCAGAGTGGGAAGCATTTCTAAAGCAGGTCTTCGACAATGATTTAGATTTAATTAACTATATTCAAAAGGCTGTTGGCTACTCACTAACGGGATCAACCAAAGAACAAGTGATGTTTATCTTATTCGGGAATGGTCGCAATGGTAAGTCAATCTTTCTTGAGACTATTTCAAATGTCATTGGGACTTACGCCAAGACAATTCAAGCTAGCTCAATCATGGTTAAACAGAACGCGAGTGGTCCTAACTCAGATATTGCCCGTTTAAAAGGCGCTAGGTTGGTCACGTCAAGTGAACCTAATGAAGGTTTACGGATGGATGAAGGTTTAGTTAAGCAGTTAACTGGTGGCGATAAGGTTACCGCCCGTAAATTATACGGACAAGAATTTGAGTTTGAGCCAGAATTTAAGCTATGGCTAGCGACCAATCACAAGCCTATTATCCGCGGTACTGATGATGGTATCTGGCGGCGTTTAATTCTTGTTCCGTTTTCAGTTCAGATTCCGGATCATAAGGTCGATAAAGACCTTAAATACAAACTACAACGTGAAGCAACTGGGATTATGAATTGGGCGGTAGATGGATGCCTCAAATGGCAAACCGAAGGCCTCGGGTTGCCTAAAGTGATTAAAGATGCCAGCACGGGTTACCGAGCTGAAATGGATGTCATTAGTCAATTCGTTAGTGATTGCTGTGAGACAGGTCCCGGCTTTGAGGTTAAAGCGAGCGAGATTTATAAAGTCTACAAGCAATGGGCGGATGATAATTCCGAATATTGCATGTCTAACACAAAGTTTGGGAGAGAGATGCAGCAGAAGTTTACAAGAAAACATACAAAATTTGGAAACACCTATGAAGGCTTAAGCATCAAAATCGATTCTCGATTGAATTTTATGAAATAGGTGAAGGGTGAAGGCTTTAGTGAAGGGTTTGTTTCACAGATAGTGCCTAGTGTAACTGGTGTTTCACAAGGTTTTCTATATATGGTGAAGGGTTACTTTATTTTATATTAATAAGGATAAATAAAAATATATACCATATAGGGAATAAGTTTTTAGTACCCTTCACCTTACCAATAAAAATGGGTTGAGACCTTACAGCGACAAGGGATACAGCGATTCAATGTGCCTTCACCTTTGCCTTCACCTGCTTACACCCAAAAACTGTGGGAGTGATTATTTGAAATCAGAGCATCAAAAATGGAAACCTGTTAAAGAGTTTGAAAAATATTACGAAGTAAGTGACTTCGGAAACGTCAGAAGTCTAAATAGAATATCGAACGCAAAAAATGGAAGCAAACAAATTAGAAAAGGACGGATTCTTTCTGCGGCCACTAATGCGCAAGGTTACAAGCAAGTCCGCCTTGTATCTAAAAGCCAATCTAAAAATATGTTAGTGCATAGATTGGTAATGATGACATTTAAACCTGAAAAAGAAAAGTTACAAGTCAACCATATTGATGGAAATAAAGAGAATAACCACATTGATAATCTCGAATGGACAACTGCGAAGGAAAATATTCATCATGCTTATAGAACAGGATTAAATAATAGAAGAAATAAAGTTCAACAGTACGATAAAGATGGTTATCTAATAGCTGAATATGCTTCGGCTATGTTAGCTGCTAAATTGTTAAATTATTATATTAGCGGAATTTCAGAAGCGGCGAATGGAAAAAGAAAATTTTACAAAGGATACAGGTGGAAATATGCGTAGCGAACACTCGATTCAAAATGAAATTATGCTGGCTGTCAGTCAACGCGGCTGCACGATTGCCAGAAGTAATGCCGGTCGAGCTTATTCAAAGTCGGGAGCAGTGATTCAATTGTTTCCTAAAGGTTGGCCAGACTTAACTGGGTTCAGACATTCAGATGGTAAGGCGATTTTAATTGAAGTAAAAAACGAAAAAGGCAGACTTCGCGACGATCAGAAACGATTCGCAGAATATTTTAAAAACGTGCCATTCCTTTACGGTGTTGCACGCAGCGCAGAAGATGCCATCAGAATAATTGAAGGGGAGTAATCGTAATGTGGCAATTAATAGGTGCTAAATCTGGTCGAGAGTATACCAGACATAAAGACAAAGAGGCGTTATACAGGCTACTAATTAAAGAGTGGCCTACAAAGGGCAAAGGTGAAGGTATCAGCAAGCGTGGATATGGCGGTGCAATGCTCAATAATCGCATGCCGGAACCGATGATTATTAGGAGGGTTAAGTGATGGAACATGAAAAAGTGAAGTTACCAAAAACAATAATTAATGTTCTTGATAACGAAATAAAACAAGCGACAATGTGGCTTAATGTGGCGCAACCATTCACAACAATTGCCGCCATCTTGAATGAAATGAATAAAACAACTTTCGATAGTGATCTATTCTGGTGGATCAACCTACCTGCTAATCAATGGAAGCTAATTGATGCCCTGCGCTATGGCTATGAGCCTGAACCAGAACCACGATGGGGGATTAAATCGGGTAATTGTTACATGATTGATAGTTGCCTATGGAGATTTGCTAATGTAACACCGGAGCTAGTTATTGATTGCGAGGCCGATTTCGATGAAAAATATGAAGCTGACGAAGTAGTTAATAAGTTAGGCTTCGGCGAAGTGGTTGATTTGAATAAGGTGGGCAAGGCTGATGACTGAATACGCAGTTTACAAGGGCGACCAATTCATAGATCTTGGAACTGCGGACTATTTGGCCAATAAGTTTGGCGTCCCGCGTAAAACAATCTGGTATTGGACGGCGCCGGCTTATTGGAGGAAAAACAAAGGTAATTCGTTGATTGCTATACGAATTGAAGATGATTAACACATAACGGCGGTTATAGCCTAGAAATCAAATGTTTCCAACATGTTCGAAATCGACCAGTTTAGAACACGAACATTAAGGGCTACTTTTCAAAATGGAAATAGTTCAGGTGAAAGATTATAGCGTTAGAAGAAAAATATTTTGATATTGCAGAACAGAGAATCATGGAGGAGAAAAATCATGAATAAAAAATTAACATTTACAGCAACTATTTTAGTAGGACTTATGTTGGGTGCCGGCACGACCGTCCTTGCTGACAATATTTGGCAAGGTCACCAGAATATCGTGGAGACCAAAAATAATATCGACAAACTCACGGCTAAGATCAACGCTTCACAATCTAGCCTGTCAGATTTGCAACATCAGTTGTCTGACGCACAGGCACAGTATGCGACTCTAAAACAGCAATATGGAAACGACGTGGCAAGCAAAGATGCCCAGATTCAGCAAAAGATTGCAGAAGGTCAACGAGCAGTCGCTCAGAAACAAGCTGAGGTCGATGCTAAGCAGCAGACTATAAATGACCTTACGTCTAAGCTAGAAGCCGCCAAACAGACAAACAATGACTTATCACAGGCAATAGAAGACGCACAGAGCATCAAGGATTATTCAGACCAGGCTGTGAAGTCAGTTAGTGCGAAGTAAGAGGAACGTTAATGGATAACTACGAGCAGCTCAAGGCTGATAACAAGCGGCTTAAAAAGCAAGTGAAGCGGTTGGCAACTTACAACTCAGACTTAAAAAACGAACTAGAATTCGCGCAGGCGACAATTCAAAGGTTAAAGGAGGCTAATCGTGAGACGATCAACATTTAATCGAATCGAAGACATTCTAAGGGATTATCCACACTATGACGATTATATCCATGAGCGTGAACAAGAAATTCGCTATCCGCACACTGAAGTTGACGAGAATATCGGCGGTGGGTCATCACCTATGCAACAGGAGCATGCCACTGCTACACTTATTCGCATTGAAGATGACCGGTATATTAATCAGATGCGTAGACAGCAGATTGTAATCAGGGATTGTTTAAGTGTCTCTCACTCTAATGTGGTCAACGAGATGTGTGACGAGCTTTACTTTAAGTCTAATCAGACTCTTACGCTAGACGGAGTTGCTCAGAAGCTTCATGTCAGCAAGGCAAAGCTAAGCCGAGACCGTAAGCGACTATTTGAAGACATTTCAAAGAAGTTGGCAATTTATTAAATATGGAACAAATGTGCAACCACAGGAGTGAAAAAAGTTTTATTATAGTATTATCAAATAGTTGCCCGTAAAGAATACGCAAGGAAGGAGATTCCTTGTGTTTCGCTTATCGAATGCGGGCAGTCCTAGTAGCTTAATGGTAAAGCAGCGCGGAAGTGCACCTGCGGTCACGATTCGGGTTCGATTCCCGACTAGGATATTAATAGTCAAGTCATAGCCAAATGGTTATGGCTTTTTTAGTGCATAAAATTAAGGTGGTGATTGTCGATTGTATTATATGAACCAGGGTAGCTACAAGAAAGAACCTGATTGGCAATCTAGAGCCGATGCTAGGTTAGAGAAGTGGCTTAAACAGAAGAAGGAAGATGAGAAACGCCGTTCAGATAATGAGCGGCGTATTTTATTGCAATTAAATAAGGAGTGATGATGATGGTACCGAGATCGATAAGCCGGCCGTTTTATCACGGCAAACAATGGCAGAAGACGCGAGATGCTTACATCAAATCAGTTGGTGGATTATGCGAGCGATGTCTAACTAACGGTAAGGTTAAGCCGGGCTACATCGTCCATCACAAGCACTATATCACTGCTGATAACATCAATGATCCAAGTATTACACTAAGCTTTGATAACCTAGAGTACCTTTGCTTTGATTGTCATCAAGAAGAACATTTCGGAAAAGTTAAAGCCGTTGATGATGATTTAAAGTTTGATTCAAACGGCGACATCGTCGAGAAGCCACATAAAGGTGCCCCCCTTTGATTTTAATTATTTAGGTCTCGTAGGGAACGGCATGGGAGAAGCGCGTAACACACAGGCTAAAAATTCACATAAGGGGGGGTTAGTAGATAATGGTTAAATTATCAGTAAAAAAGCAAAACGAATTGATTGAAATAGAGGCGAAAACTTTACGCGATCAATTTAGGGATATATCCGGTAATAAACGTGCAATTGCCTTTAAATTGATTGATCGTGTGGCATTTATGGCTATAACTTTGAAAATACTTGAAGAAAACATCAAGACAAAAGGGCCGGTCGTCAAGATGGAAAACGGCAAACAAAAGCTAGTAATCGAAAACCCAGCGCAAAAATCTTACAACACCATGATTAATCGCTATAGCACGGCTATTGATAAGTTAACTAGCATGTTGCCGAAAGAGTACGATATTTCTTCTGATCCCAGCAAAGATTCAGATGATTTCGATAATTTCGTTCAAAACAGAGGTGATTAGCGTTGGTAGATAATCATATCCATTACGCTGATGACTATAACCCAGCACGAGAGTATTGGGAAACGTTCGTTCAAAACGGCGGTAAGCAGGTCGTAAGCAAGAAGTTGTATCGAACTTATCAGAAAATAATGGCTGATATGGACGATAATGATAGCGAGTTTTATTACTCAAATAGGCGCGCCAACCACGCTTTAGAGTTCATCGAAAACTATTGCCGGCACTCTAAAGGGAAAATGGGCGGTAAGCATATTGTTTTAGAGCTTTGGGAAAAAGCTTTCATTGCTACCATCTTTGGTTTCATAGACGGTGCCGGTAACAGAAAATATCAACGCGCTGTTTTGATCATTGGTAAGAAAAACGGTAAGTCTTTGATTGCATCAGCTATTGCGCTTTACATGTTGATTGCAGACGGTGAATCTGGGCCAGAAGTTTATTCGATTGCTACTAAAAAAGACCAAGCTAAAATCATTTGGAATGAATCTAAACGAATGGTTTCTAAGTCACCAGCGTTAGCCAGAAGAATTAAACGGCGCGTCAATGATTTAAGTTCAGAAGACTATAACGACGGTGCGTTTAAGCCTGTTTCATCTGATAGTGACACGTTAGATGGGCTTAACAGCAGTTGCATCTTAATGGACGAAATCCATCAATGGAAAAACGGCGAACCACTTTATAACATCATGGCCGATGGGATAACGGCCCGTGAACAGCCTTTGGTGCTGATCACTTCGACAGCTGGGACTGTGCGTGAAGATATTTACGATCAGATTTACGAAGAAGCAGAAATGACAATTAATGGGTACGACCAGAAGGACGGCTACAGAGATGAGCGGTCTATTTTTTTCATCTATGAATTGGACAAGAAGTCCGAATGGACAGATGAATCATGCTGGGTCAAGGCAAACCCTGGACTTGGTACCATCAAGAACCGGAAGACGCTGGCCGAAAAAGTTGAAAAGGCAAAGAAGAATAACCGACTGGTTAAGAATCTGGTCTGTAAGGAATTCAATATTCGTGAGACTTCAACGGAATCGTGGCTGTCATTTGACGAGTTACTAAACAAGACACCATTTGATATAAAGGACCTGAAACCACGCTATGGCATTGTTGGTACTGATTTATCCCAAACTACCGATTTAACGTGTGCGACAGTAATTTTTAAAGTACCGGACGATAAACAGCTTTATGTTAAGCAGATGTATTGGTTACCCGAAGACGTTCTGGAAGAGCGGGCCAACGAAGATAATATTCCCTACACACTTTGGAAAGAACAAGGTTTGTTGCGGACTAGTCAAGGTAACAAGGTTTATTACCGAGACATACTAGACTGGTTGGAAGAGTTGCAGAACCAATTTGATATTTACATCTTCAAAGGTGGCTATGATTCATGGTCAGCCCAATACTATGTAAAGGATTTGGAGGCCCGCTACGGCGTTGAAACATTTGAACCGGTTATCCAAGGTAAGAAGACTTTATCAAGCCCTATGACGAGTTTAGGGGCTGATTTAAAGGCGAAAAAGGTTGTCTACAATAACAACCCGATTCTTAAATGGTGTATGTCCAACACGACCGTTGATGTTGATAAGAATGGCAATATTCAACCAGATAAGGGCAGTAATCGGCGCAAACGGATTGATGGGCTTGCGTCGTTACTTGATGCCTATGTGATTTATGAAAAATACCAAGATGATTATTTAGCCGTTATTTAAATTGGAAAGGGGGTGAAAACCATAGGACTTTTTAGCAGAAAAAATAAGGGCGTCCCGGTTTCGACTAGCTATAAATTAGTGACGGATTACGGCAGTGGCTTTTATTCATGGAACGGCAATATTTATCAGTCTGATATTGTTCGTTCAGCAATTTCAGTCAAGGCTACGACTGTTGGTAAAGCGATTGTTAAGCACATTCGGACCGATACGAACGATCAGATTAAAATTAATCCGGACGTGTATCTATCATTCCTTTTATCTGATCCCAATCCTTTAATGAGCGGCCAAATGCTGCAAGAAAAGATGGTCACACAATTGGAATTGAATAACAATGCGTTTGCCTATGTCCAACATGATGCTAATGGGTTGCCGAATGCTATCTGGCCAATCATTGCATCGTCAGTTGAAGCCTTACAAGATGACCAGGGCAATTTATATCTGCGGTTCTACAAAAAGAACGGGCAGATTTACACGTTCTCGTATTCGGATATTATTCACTTACGAAAAGATTTTAATGAAGACGAAATCTTTGGCGAATCGAATGGAAAGACTTTAGCGCCGCTGATGGAAATTGTAAGCACGACTGATCAGAGTATTGTTAATGCAATCAAAAATTCTAGCGTTATCCGCTGGTTGCTAAAATTCAATCAGTCATTAAGACCGGAAGACATCAAGAAGAACACACAAGCATTCGTTGATGATTTCTTGAAAACAGAAGAATCTGGCAATATTGGTGCTGCTGGTATCGATGCGAAAGCCGAAGCGACTCAAGTCCACCCGGATGATTTCGTGCCAAATGATAAGCAGATGAACGCCACTGTGGACCGCATCTATTCAATTTTGCATATCAATAAAGCGATTATTCAAGCCAGTTACACAGAAAACCAATGGATTAGCTGGTATGAATCGCAGATTGAACCTGTTATCAGACAGATGGCTGATCAATGGACTAACCGTTTATTTAATCGACGCGAGCGCAGCTTCGGCAACCGCATTGTTTTTGAATCAAGCGATTTAAGTTACGCTTCGATGCAAACCAAACTGTCACTTGTACAATTCGCAGATCGCGGGATTATGTCGCCTAATGAAATCCGTCAATTCTTTAATTTACCGCCAGTTGCCGGTGGCGATGAAATGCTGCTTCGCAAAGACACTGGAAAATTGAATGATGGACATGGTGCTGATGATGGTACTGGTACAGATACGGATTCTAACTTGAAGGGAGGTGATGAAAATGACGAAAGTAATACCGATTAAAGGTGACATCGTTACGAATATGTATGGCGATTTCTACGATTATTTTGGGATTGATTATGCCTCACCAAAACAAGTCACTAAGGCGATTAATGAAGCCGCTGGCGATGAATTGGACGTACAAATTAATTCCGGTGGTGGCATTGTTGACGCGGGTAGTGAGATTTATACGGCGCTGATGTCTTATTCCGGTAATGTGACTGTTAGCGTGGTTGGTATGGCTGCAAGTGCGGCTTCGTTAATTGCGATGGCCGGTGACGTGGTTCAAATGTCACCATCTGCCACCATGATGATCCACAACGTATCATCTGGTGCGCAAGGCGACTACCGAGACATGGCCAACGCAGCTGATATGCTCAAAAAGGCTAACGATTCAATCGCCAATGCGTATGAGCTAAAAACGGGTATGGAACACAATAAGATTCTTGATCTAATGAACCAAACCTATTGGCTGTCTCCAAAAGATGCGGTCGATATGGGTTTTGCCGATAAAATGATGTTTGAAGAAGAGCCTAACGCACTCCTAACGGCTTCAATCAACGGCATTCCGAGTTTAGAACAGCTACAAAAATTTAATGAGTCTAAGAAGTCGATTCCTAAAAAACAGGAGTTGGCTTTTTTAATGGCCAAAAATAAATTATTAAGTCTGGGAGGACAAAACATTGAATAAAAATGAATACTTAAAGCAACGCGCTGCGTTGATGGAAAAATCAAAGAACTTATTGGATTCTGGGAAAGTCGACGAAGCTAATGCGGCAATGGCCGAAGTTGAAGCGTTGGACAGTAATTTTAAAGAAAATGCAACAGCGCAAGCTAATTTAGCTGCTTTGGGAAACGATCAACCGGCAATTTTAAACGCTGTAAATTTAGAACCAATCAACGCAACTAAATTAACCAGTGCTGTTACCAACATTCAAAATGAAGAACCCCGTTATGATCACGTATGGGCTAAATCATTATTAGGTAATACGTTAGATCAAAATGAACAAGCTGTTTTTGACAAGGAAAATCAACGCTTCAATGCTGATTTTTCACATTCAACGGTCAACACACCAACATTAATTCCTAATACCGTGGTTGACGGAATTTGGAAGATTGCCGAAGAACAATATCCGTTATTAGCTGATGCGCGTAAATTTGCTATCACGGGAACTTTAACAATCAATAAACATGATGGAATTGTATCCGGTGACGCACAATGGGTCGATGAATCTACAACTGCTGACGATGAACAAAATAAATTTGGGATTCTTGTGTTAAAGGGCTTTGAATTGAATAAGGTTGCAACTATTACTTGGAAGATGAAAGCTATGTCCGAAGATGACTTTATTAGCTTTATTCAACAAGAAATTGCTGAACGTGTGGGCGTCGCATTGGGTGTAGGCGTAGTTCGTGGTACTGGGGTTAAACAGCCAACTGGTGTTGTAACTGAATTGCTTGCAGAAACAGATACACCACAGGTAATCAATTACACGGGCCAGATTAAATACACTGATACGACTAATGCTTTAAGTAAAATCCATTCAAGCTTCATGGCAAAAGCTGTCATCTATGCAAACAATTCAACGATTTGGACCCAATTAGCTAATATTGTCGATGCCAATGGTCGCCCTTATTTCGTACCGGATACAACAGCGGGCGGTGTTGGTAACATGTTTGGCAAGATCGTTAAACCGGAAGCCGGCTTGTTAGATGGGCAAGTCTTAATTGGCGATGCAGCAGATACATTAGTTGTAAATACCAATCAAGCTATGACTGTCGCGATGGAGGATCACGTCAAAGGCCGTACAACTGACTATGGTGCATACGCGATCATGGATGCTGGACTATTAAGCACGAAAGGGTTCGCTTTATTACAGGCATCTAGCCCAAAAGCGTAACCGGCGTTGAGTTAGACCAAACGACTGTAACTTTGAAGGTGGGCGAAACCGTCATACTAAAAGCGACAGTCAAACCAAGTGACGCAGCAAATCAAACGATTGCGTTCTCAACGTCAGATGCTGCACTAGCGACTGTAACGCCTGTTCAAGGCAAGGTGACAGCTATCGCCGCCGGGGAAACGGATATTACCGTGACAACTGTTGATGGTGGCAAAACCGCCATTTGTCATATCGTGATCACAGCATAGAAAGCAGGTGCAATATGGCCAACGAAAATTTACAACAGAAGCTAAAAAATCACATTCGATTTGAAGAAGGGATGGATGACAGCTTATTGCCGTTTTACGTTGAATCTGCAACTAAGTACGTTATGAAAAAGGTTGGCGAACCTGTTGATTATTTAATAATCATGACGGCCACCGTTATGTATGATAATCGTTCAGCAGGAGATGAATTATCCGCTGCGCTGCAGGCACTAGAACCAATCTTTGCATTGGAGGTGCTGGCTAGTGGCGAAGAGCAAGGCTCAGACGACAAACAGCCTTAAATATTCGGGTGAATTGCTTGAATTAATCTCTGGCACAGATAGCGACGATCGGCCAGTTAAAAAATGGAAACTTAAACGCAAGTTATGGTTTGAAGAACTAGGTGTCACGGCGCAAGATAAATATTTATCTAAGCAGGCGAAAACAGATGTCGTATATAAGATTGGGATTCGATTAGATAAATCAATCACGGAAAAAGCAAGTCACATCAAGATAGACGGTGTGACTTATTTAATTACGAGGATTTATACTGATCGCCCCAATAATCGAATGGAGTTGAGTTTGAACTATGTCGATTAGCTTTGATGAATTTAGAACCAGATTGAAATCTTTGGAACTGCCTGTGTTTCGTGATAAGGCTGTGGAAGGCACTCCATACCCGTACTATGTTTATTCGTTCTCTACTGAAAAAAGAATTATGGGATCGAGTAGGACGGCGTTAGTAGTGACGGAATACCGCGTCTCGTTATTTACGACCGGTACCGAACGCGAACTAATACCATTCAAAAAGGAGTTTAGCCGTGAACAATACGAATCGTTCACCGGCGTGCCTGGTGACGAAAACGATGATACGGTAACCAACTTTACAACATTCATCGATGTGGTCGCCCGTGGCTGACGCTAATAACGGCTTTGAAGACATGGCTAAGATTCTTAGAAAAATGGACATTGGCCAAGATATTGCGGATGAAGGTTTGAAACAAGGCGCCGAAACATTTACAGAGTGGCTTCGTCCCGAAGTTCCTCGAGGAAACGGCGGATGGAACGCTGCGCGCTATGGACACATGCGTGATCAGCTGAAAGTGGTTAAAACGCCAGAAGGATACGATGTCACATTTGGTGATGCATTCTGGTGGATATTTGTTGAAAATGGAACAGGTGGTAAGCATCCGCAACGTGCACAGAACTTCGTGCACGGGATGTTTTCACAGAAATGGAATGAACTTGAAAGCATGCTGCAAGCTGCAGCAATTAAAAAAATAGAAAAGTGAGGTATTAGGAATGGCAGATACACCTAAAAAAGGCGATGGAATTCAATACGATGTTGGTGTTGATGACTTACTAATCGCATTTAAAACAACAAAAGAAACGAGCACCACTGATCCGGTTTATGAAACACAAATTTACCGATTACCCAACATCAAGAAAATGGGTGTTAAAGGTAACGGTAAGGCGGTCGAAATTTACGGTTCAAGTAAATTGTTCGCCAAAGTTGTGCAAGAAACACAACACGAATTGTCATTGACGCATATTGGTATGCCAATCAACGTTTACGACAAGATGACCGGTAACACAATCAAAAAAGGTGTTGCATTCGCCAAGTCAAAGGCGCACGAATTCCCAGAATTCGCAGTGGGTATTTTGGCCAACCGTTCTGACGACGTTAAAGACGTAATCTGGTACCCAAATTGTTCATTGGACCCAGCTACAACTATGGACTACGAAACTGCCGAAGAAGTCTTCAAAGAAAATGATGGCTCATTGGCAATCACAGCCAACGGATTACGCAATTCTGGCATCATTTACAGCCATTTCAATTCCGCACGTGAAATCGTGGATGGATTGACGTACGAAACGTTTATCGCGCAACCGGTATTTAGTGAAGCCCAATTGGACACCTTGACAGGCCCAAAAGCGTAACGGGAGTTAGTTTAAACAAAACCACGTTAAGTCTTAAAGTTGGGGCATCAGAAACCCTGATTCCGTCTGTGACTCCCGCAGACGCTACTGATAAAACAGGTAAGTGGACAGTCGATAAAGCTGCTGTGGCTACCGTTGATTCATCAGGTAAAGTGGCCGGCGTAACTGCTGGTACTGCAGTCGCCACATTCACAACCACAGACGGCGGTTTTACCGCTAATTGCACAGTCACAGTAACTGCAGAATAAAAATGCAACAGAGACGAGTAGGCTACGGCCGAGCTGAGACGATTACAGGAGGTGCCAAGTTGGCAAAATTAGAAGATTTAGTAAATACAGGAAAAATTGGCAAAACAATCACATTGCACGGGATTGGCAATGACGGCGGCGATGTTGAATTACCCGTTATGTTTACAATGGGCACGCTTGATTACGTTGCCGAAGCCTATGGTAAGTCATTCGCCCAATTCGAGAAAGATATGAACAAGATGATGGGCAAGCCAATCCTAATGAAGGGTAAGGAATTGAAAGTCCTCAACGCATTAATCTATGGCGTAGTTCGATCAGGTGGGACGGAAACAACACCAGATGAACTAGCTCGGATTATTCCTTTTGGGGACATGAATAGTGTTGCCCAAACCGTAATGGATGTGTTCAACGCGAGTTACTTCCAATCGAAAGACGTCGGTAAATTAAAGGACGTTCAAACAAAAAAATAACAAACCAATATACAAAACAAAGAGAATCCCAGGAGGCAGAAACCCCCTGGGGTTTTTATTTGTATGTTGGGATCACTTTACTCGGTTGGGACATGGATTTTTTCATAAACGCAACGCCGAATTTATGGCTAAAGCAATACATCATGTATCTACGTCAGAACAACCCTGACGCTTTAGATCTTGAAGACGAAAAACCTATCTACGCAATGGACCAAGTTCCGCTGTGGCAATAGGAGAAAGGAGCAATTAATGGCAGATAAAAAAGCAAACGTCGTTATGTCGTTCAAATCTGATGGCGAAGTCAAGCTTGCTCAAACGGTTAAGGAATTGAACACGATTATGAACACGGCCGCCAAGCAATACCGAGCGCAGATGTCAGCGATGGACTCGAACGCAAGCACAACAGACCGCTTGGCGAGTCAACAGCAGAAGTTATCTACTCAGTTTGACGCTGCTAAACGACGAACGGAGATGTTGACTGCAGAATATAACCGCATGAAGTCATCCGGCGAAGCTAACGCTGCAGCTTTAACCAAACAAGCTGGTAAGGTGATGGACGCCGAGCGTGCGGAAAACTCTTTAAAAGCGCAACTGGAAAAGGTCAATAGTCAGATGACCGAACAGGGTCAGCACGCTAATAACGCCAAGGATAAATTGTCCGACTTGCAGAAGACGGCTGGTCTGCTCGAATCTGAACAGAAGAAGTTAGATTCCGAATTTGCGGTTCAAAGAAAAGAATTGGGTGCTAATGCATCAGAGACCGATAAGATGACTCTGGCCCAGAAGCAACTTAAACAGCAGACCGAATTGACTGATCGTTATATTGGTAATTTAGAAAAGCAGCTGAAAGAAACTAAGTCAGCTTATGGCGAGAATTCGCGAGAAGCTAACGAAATGGCTGCGAAGTTAAATAACGCCAAAACAGCTGTTTCAGGTGTCGAATCTGAGATGCGTCAAATGGAGACCACGTCTAAACAATCAAGCTCTGCACTTGGTTCATTTCGTGAAAAGCTCAGTTTAGGAGCGATTGCGGGTGTAGCATCGAATGCTGTTTCAACTTTGACTGGTGGCATTGGTGACATGGTGAGTCAAGCTGCAGCTGCATCTGATGCAATGCAGAAGTTCGATTCCACTATGGAGTTTGCCGGATTTGGGAAAGATTCTATTAATTCAGCTAAAGAGGCGGTTAAAAAATACGCTGACGACACTGTTTATGATTTAAACACTGTGGCTAATACAACCGCTCAATTAGCCGCTAACGGTGTTAAGGATTACACGGGATTAACCGAAGCGGCTGGTAATCTGAACGCCGTTGCTGGCGGTAATGCTGATACCTTTGGGTCGGTCGCGATGGTTCTAACGCAGACAGCTGGGGCAGGTAAGTTAACTACTGAAAACTGGAATCAACTAGCTGATGCAATCCCTGGTGCATCTGGTAAGTTGCAAGAAGCCATGAAGAAAAATGGTGCCTACACTGGTAACTTTAGGGATGCTATGACTGATGGCCAGATCACTGCTGATGAATTTAACCAAGCGATTAAACAATTAGGGATGTCAGACGCCGCTAAAGAGGCTGCAACATCTACTAAGACATTCGAAGGTGCAATCGGCAGTCTGCAAGCTAACGTTGTCACCGGGATTCAAAACATCATCGACCAAATCGGTAAAGCTAACATGACACGGATGATTTCAACACTTAGCGATGGGATTGTAGGTGCATTGAAGCTAGTTGTTGGGGCTTTAAAGACTGTAAGTGACCATCAGACGGCTTTTAAGACTTTGGCAGTTGGTGTAGCAGCGTTTTTTGCAGCTTTTAAAACAATATCAGTAGTTACGACTGTAGTTAACTCGATTAAGTCTTTTAACGATACTGTCAAGGATGGGCAGGGAGCGATGACTGCCTTCAACGCTGCTACTGGAATTAACCCGTTTGTAATTATTATTGCTGCAGTAGTAGCAGTAGTGGCAGCGCTTGTCTATTTCTTTACGCAAACAAAAACGGGCAAGAAAATATGGCAAGACTTCACGAAATGGCTTGGTGAGACCTGGAAGGCCCTTACTGAAAAAGCAAAAGAAATATTCGGCGTATTGTCAATATTCTTCAAGCTACTTTGGGAAGGAATCAAGAAAGCTACGGTCGACGTTTGGAACTCGATTAAAGAGAAAACCACGCAGATATTCACCGCAATCGGCGAGTTTTTCAAAAAGTGGGGACCAACAATCTTGGCCATTCTAGCTGGACCAATCGGGCTAATAGTCAAGTTCGTCGTTGATCATTGGCAGCAGATTAAAGACACCACAACCAACGTGTTCAACGCAGTTAAAACCTTCTTAGGCAATGTGTGGAATGGCATTAAGACAACTATTAGTAACGTTGTAAACGGGATTAAGTCTGCCGTTTCAAATACTTGGAATGGCATCAAGAACACGACTTCAAGTGTGTGGAATGGGATTAAGTCTGTTACATCATCGGTTTGGAACGCGATCAAGTCAGTTATTTCTAGTGTGATCAACGCTGTCAAATCGGCTGTGTCAGGTGCGTGGAACGCAATCAGTTCAACCACATCCAATGTTTGGAATAGCATTAAATCAACAACTAGCTCAATTTGGAATGGAATCAGTTCCGCGATTTCCAATGTGGTCAATGGAATTCGCAACACGGTTTCAAACGTGTGGGGAGGAATCCGGAACACAACCTCTAACGTTTGGAATGGCATTAAGTCAGCGATGACTGGTCCGGTCGAAGCTGCTAAAAACATCATTGGTGGTATCGTGGACCGAATCAAAGGCTTTTTCAGCGGCATTCACTTATCACTGCCACGAATTCAAATGCCTGCGCTACCTCATTTCAAGTTGAATGGCTCATTTAGTTTGAAACCACCATCAGTGCCACATTTGGGCGTTGATTGGTATGCCAAAGGTGGTATTTTCACCAAACCAACAATCTTCGGTCAAGGTCCAAACGGTTTGAAAGGTGCCGGAGAAGCTGGCCCAGAAGCTGCGTTACCGTTGAATGCTGAAACACTTGGTGCAATCGGTAAAGGCATCGCAAGTAACATGCCAGGGCAGAACAATGGTCCTGTTTACCTTCAAATTGATGGTCAAACATTTGGGCAGATTGTCGGTCCGTACGTAGACCAGTACATGAGTGTCCGTGCAAATGATTTAAATTATGGAAGGGGGTACTAATTTGAATCTAATTATTGATGGCAAAAAAGATATTGATTTCAATTTTATTCTTGAGAACCCAATCGCCATGCCCGTCTCTGAAATGAACACGGCGTTTACCAACGTTGATGGCCGCGATGGATCGGTGCATGAAGATTTAGGGTTACAAGACATCACATTCAGCGCTGTTTTGAATCTGTTCAACTTTAGTGACGTGTACAACGACGTGAGCAAGATGGTGGCCGCGTTGTTTAATGCTAAGGAGTTCACGACCGACACTTGGCCGTTTATCTTCAAGAAGAAGCACATTACTTGGAGTGAGATTGCTAACGAAATGGGCGTGACTGCTAAGATTCAAATCAACGTGCGTTGCCATCCGCTTAAATTTCTAAAAAATAGCCCCACGCAGTCATTTACGGCTGCGGGGACTGTTAAAAATACAGGCACATATTCATCTAAACCGTTGCTTAAACTCTATGCAAAAGGCGCTGGGGCTAGTTCAGTCACTTTGAACGGCACCAAATTCACGATGAACATGCAGAAAGAATATGTATTTGTTGATTGCGAGCTGCTGGACGCGTATTACACGACCACTAACATGAATCGCTTTATGTTAGGCTCATTCCCGACGCTCAAGCCGGGTGATAATAGCTTGGCTTTTGATGGCGCCATTTCAAAGATTGAAATAGAACCGAGGTGCTGCAACCTATGATTACATTTTACAAGGCCGATGAGACCGATTTTGATAACAACGGTCTTGGCGTACTTGATCATGACATTCAAAACCCAGACATCGAAGAAAAGCTGAACGACATCTTCACATTTTCGTTTAACTATCCGATTTTTGGCGTTAACGGATCCCGACTAGCTGCCCGAATGATCGTGAAAGCTGACGATCCAGAAAACGAAGGTCAATTATTTAGAATTATGAAGCTGTCGAAATCTAATGGGATGTTGACGGCTTTTTGTTATCATATTTTCTATGATTTGAACGGCAACGAAATCCCAGATACAAATATCGTTGGCCAGAACGGTCAGACGGCTATTACTCAGATGCTGTCTAAGACGGCCGTTGCGCATAAGTTCCAAGGATATTCAGATATTTCAGATATTGCCAATATTCGAGTAGTCCGGATGTCACCGGTCAAGTTCCTGATTGACCCACAGACGGATAACAACTTTATTAATCGTCTCGGCGGCGAGATTCGGCGTGTTAATTATCGGATTTGGATGAACAAGGTTCGTGGCTCAGATAATGGTGCGACAATCCGCTGGAAAAAGTCGTTAGACAGCTACAACGCCACATGGGATTACACCACTATCGCTACACGTATTCGTCCGGTGGGATATAACGGAATCATGCTGCCAGAAAGCTATGTGGATTCGCCTTTAATTGATAAGTACGAAACAATTTCGATTAAAGAAATTCAATACTCCGACATTAAAGCGATTGATCCTAACGCAACAAGTAATGATGAGACGGCTGTACCGCTAGAACAGGCTTATGAATTGCTCCGCCAAGCAGCTGCTAAAGAGTTTAGCGAAAATAACCTTGATAAGCCAACCGTGACTCTATCAGTCAACATGGTTGCTTTGCGTAATATGGATGAATATAAGGATGTTAAGTCGCTGGAGACTATTAATCCGTGGGATACAGTTACGGTAATTAATGAACGTGACGGCCTATCAGTTAAAGTCCGACTTAACCATTACCACTGGAACCCGGTCACACACAAATTCATATCGATGGAACTGGGAAACTCTAAATCAACGTTCACGGATATAGGTTCGAAAGTTGACCACGCTACTAATCTGGCCAACCAAGCGAATGACACGGCTAATACAGCCGCCGAATCTGCCAACGGCAAAAACTCCAACTACTACGGCCTGAGCGAACCGAGTCGCCCAGTAGATGGTGACCTTTGGTACAAGAAGAACGGCGATAAAACCGAACTCTGGCAGTACGACGGAAAGTCCGTGCCACCTGGCTGGAAACTAGTCGTTGACGACGCTACCGGCGAAGAAGTTCGACAAAACGTCGATGCTGCTCAAAAAGAAGCCGAAGAAGCCAAAAAAACGGCTAACGAATCAGTAGCCGCTGCCAATGACGCGGCAGCCAAAGCTGGATTTGCAAACGACACGGCCGACCAAGCTAAATCAGATGCGGCGGAAGCTGGTCAGCAGGCTAAAGACGCTTTAACAAGCGCTGGAACTGCTATTACTGATGCCAAAAATGCCTTGACTAATTCAAGTGGCGCAATGGTTGACTCGGCTCAAGCTAGAAAAGATTCTGCTGCGGCTAAAATTCAAGCGACCAATGCGGCCACTCAAGCCAATCAAGCTGTAACAGATGCTAGTACAGCAAAAGCCGATGCAAACACCGCAAAAATAAATGCCACACAGGCAATCAACGATGCCGCCGCTGCAAAAGGTCAAGCGGCTAATGCTTTAGGACAAGCTAACACAGCAATTAATAATGCGGCTAACGCGCTGGATAAATTTAATAATATCAGCATTGGCGGTACTAACTTGTTGACAGATTCTGGATTTGAATCTGGAAAAACCCCAACGAACTATGGTTGGGGTGACAGGCAATTGAATGATAGGTTTTTCGGTGTACATGGGGAAGCTGAAACATACCCATCACCAATGGGTAAATTTATGCTTAATATTGCAAATTTCAGCACAGATCCAGCATTGCGAGCAGACCAATTTGTTCATTATCAAATTACGCCAGTTACTATTAAAGCAGGCGAAACATGGACATACAGCTATTACTATGCAAGCGCAGGGACTGCAACAGGACAAGCATCAGATTATTTAATGGTCGATAGCAACAATCCAATTTATGAATTGTCAATGGGCCATGACTTACGGGAAACTTCTGGAGGCCAAACAACGTGGCATCGTTTTGTAAAAATGTGGACAGCAGATAGAGACGTCACTGTAACCACTTTGCGCTTTGGCTTTGTTAAAACAACAGCAGCTTTTGGGGGCTGGATTTGTATTGATAATATCAAGCTAGAACATGGGAATATAGTTACTGATTGGTCAGCGGCGCCCGAAGATGTGCAGCAACAATTTACGAACATTGATGGTGAACTGGCAAGCAAAGTTAGCCAAACGACTTATAACACGCTAGCCGGCACAGTGGACACGGTCAGCACACTAGCTAAGCAAAACCAGTCAACAATTAGTACTTTGGCGACTAAAACCAGCGTTGATACGGTTAATCATACCGCGATGACAGCCCAAACGTTGGCTCAACAAAACGCAAACGAATTGCTCAACAAAGCCAACTCAACCACGGTCAACACCCTGACTCAGCGGGTCACGACCGCCGAGAGCACACTTAAGCAGACCGCGACCACCGCCCAGCTAGCCTTGACTCAAAAGGATATCGATGACATCAATGACACGGTGACCACACAAGGGCTGGATATCACAGCCATGGCTGATGGGCTTAAGCTTAAATCAGACGCGACAACGGTTAACGCCCTTAGCCAGACCGTTGATAAACAGTCGTCACAGCTGGCGTTAACCGCGACTAAAGCGGAGCTGGGGTTGACCCAGACCAACGTGGACAATCTCAAAAAGACGGTCACCAGTAACACTGCCGGAATGACGGCTAATGCAAACGCACTTAAGCTTAAAGCCGACAGCTCAACGGTATCCGATCTAGACGGACGTGTAACTAGCCTTAGTGGTCAGTTAGACGTGCAATCAGATTTAATCAGCGCGAAAGTCACCGCAAGCGATGTGACGGGAATGCTGGGTAATTATGCCACACAAACATGGACACAGTCGCAGATTAACATCACTGCTGATGGAATTAACTCAACGTTATCAAGCGTCAAGAGTACGGTCGATAGTCAGACAACCAGTATTAATGATCTTCAAGCCGATTCCAGTGGGTTTAAAGCTCAGTTTACGACCGTCAATGACACTATCGGTAAACACACTACTGATATTGGTACTTTACAAGCATCTTCCCAAGAATTGACTACTGGGTTTAATACACTTACGACTGACAATGGCACTAATAAGAACGATATTAGTCAACTTAAGCAAACTGCTAAGGAATTCACTAGCACCTTAGAAACTGTTAAAACGCAGGTACAAAATAGCACTGTTGGGACTAACTTGTTACTCAACACTGGCGATGATAATGATGTAAGCCATCCAGTTAAAATGCTTACTGGTGATATGTCCGTGGCTGGATTCTTATCTAGAACAGAAGAGTATAGCCAGGTAACTCCTGATATGAATGCGCCTGAAATGTTCTACCGATTCTGTGATCCATCAGCAACACCTGAATTACATGGATTACAGCCAGGACAAACGTATACTATTCAAGGTGCGGTATCGGTATCTAAAGGTGCTGTTAGGTTCAGATCCCAAAGAACGCATCAACAGGGAGGATGGGGAGACTACGACACTTGTCTATCTGAAATTTTAGTGTCTGACAGTGATAGTTTTGTTCACGTCAGTTATACTTTTACGATCCCTGATGATACTGAAGGCATTTACACTAGTTGGCAGGTTTATGGATACGATTCGACTACGATTTTAAGATTCCGGAGAATGAAGCTTGAAAAAGGATCAGTAGCCACTGATTTTTCCGTCAATCCGCTAGACAATGCCACAGTTACTGCTTTCTCCAAACTTTCACAAACTGTGGACGGTATGAAACTTGATATCTCTAAGAAAATTGAGAAACCTGATCTAAACGGGTACGCCACCCAAACTTGGACGCAATCACAGATTAAGTCAACTGCTGACCAGATTAATTTGAGTGTGTCGGAGGTACAGAGCAATCTGGATAATATGGCCACCACTGATTGGACTAAAAGCCAATTAGATATCACGGATAAAAAAATCACAGCCGGGATCACAACAGTCACCAACACGTTAAATAATACTATCGCTAACGCTACTGCAAACATGGCAACGACGACGTGGACTAATACCCAGATCGATGCTGCTAAAACCGCGATAAATTTAAGCGTTGAGCAGTCGATTACAACCTCAGAAAATACGCTAAATAGTAACATCGCAAACGCCACAAAAGATATGGCAACTCAGACGTGGACACAAGGACAACTATCGGTTACCGATGGCAGCATTAGTGCGAGTGTCCAAAAGCTGCATGATACTGTATCTGGTGAGATCACCACAGCAACAACCGATATGGCGACAAAAAGCTGGACACAGGGTAAGTTAGATCTAACGGCTGATGGTTTAACTAGCCAGATTAGCAGTGTGCAAAATGGTTTAAACGAAAAGTACACAAGTCTTGAGCAAACCTTGTCAGGCGTCCAAGTCACAGCTAATAACGCGGTCACACAAACTCAATACACTCAGTTGGCTGACCAATTTACGACAACCATCGCTAATGTGGGTAATGGAGGTACAAACCTTTTATACGATGGGGGGTTTGAGAGCGGCAAATTAAATGGTCTACCGGAATTTTATAATAATGGTCTCAGCAATCGGCCGTTACCACGAGGTAATTATGCTGTTTACTTATATGCTACGCCGGCAGCGGTCAATGAAGATAAATCATGGTACTGGTCATTGCCGAAACCGATTGTGATTAAAGCAAATCAATATTATGTTATCTCTTATGATTATTCTGCGGCAGGGTCAGCGACAACTGCTAGTGATTATGCGTTAGATAATGCCGGTAACGTGATTTTTGATATTATGATGGAACATACCGCACATGACATGTCAGATCAGAGTGTCTGGAAACGATATAAAAAGATGTTTAGATTAAGCACTGATACCACAATTACAAAGTTGAGATTTGGTTGGGTTGCTAACAGCTTATCGGGAGGCTGGAAAGTAATAGATAATGTGCAAATTGAGGACGGTTTAATTGCACATCCGTATAGTCCATCGCAAAACGATTTAGCAACATCTAGCCAGTTTACTCAACTGCAAAATGACATTAACTTACGCGTCGAAAAAGACAAAGTTGTCAACCAAATTAACATCAGTCCTGAAGACATCTTAATCGCTGGTCAAAAAGTCCACATCACGGGGCAAACGTCAATTGATAACGCGGTAATCAAAGATGCGATGATTGCAGACATTAAAGCCGATAAGATTACCGCTGGCACGCTTGATGCTGCTAACGTGAGTGTGATTAACCTGAATGCTAATAACATCACGACGGGGACTATTAAGGGTGCCGAATTGAGCTTGAATTTGAATACTGGTGAAGTTGTGTTTCAGCACGGACGCATTCATTCCACAAGCAACAATGTCGATATTAACGTTGACGAAGGCTACCTATCTACTGCTAGCAATGATACGCGCGTCATGCTTAAAGAGGGTCAACTACAGTTGGTTCAACCGACTATTTTTGACAACTCGAAAGATCCATATCTGGAAATAAGTAACTCAGTTGGGGGAGCTAGTTTTAACGGGGCAAACATTATAGCGCGAGACTATCTGATTTTGGCTAACAGAGCCAACGCAGGTGGATACTTTAATAACCCGATAGGACAGGAAACGTTTGCCGGTCTAGCAGTTGGTAAAAGTAGTTATAATGGTTGGCGTGAGACTAGACTTGGCGGAGCCGAGAGAGGCGTTATAATAACCGGTGGAAAGGCATTTACTCTTTCGTCTGTATTAGATAAGACCCCGACCATTAGAGTGGGGTCGATGGACCCTAGCCTTAGCGACCGCATTAGTATTGAAGGCAGCTATGTGCATATCAAATCAGCTTATTGGAGGACAGCCAGTGCATCTGCCAATGTGGTTGTTTCCGAAGACGGCGCGCTAGTACGGTCAACCTCAGCGTCGAAGTACAAAACGGATATTATCCGGACGAACGCCACGGACTATGGCGATAAGTTGCTAAATCTACCAACAGCAACATGGACTGATATTGCCGAGACTAAACGGTATCGTGACGATCCAGCCAACCAAATTAAGCCCACACGTAATTTCGGTATGATTGCCGAAGATTTGGCGGAAGCTGGGCTTGAAATGCTGGTTGTTCGTGGGACAGATGGTGAATTAGAAGGGATTAATTACGACCGTATCGGGCCAGCATTAATTCCGGTGATTGCTAAATTGAAAAATGAAGTTGAAACACTAAAACAACAATTGGAGGCAGAAACAGCATGACAAAAACACTAACATTTAAAAATTCAGAGCTAGCAGCAATCGGTAATTTCTTGGGAACATTAAGCCTTAAAAATAAGGCGAGTCGTGGTCGTACTAAACTAATTAAGTTAATCTCGGCTAAGAATGACGAATATAACGAAGAGCGTAAGGATGCGCTAGAACCGTTCATCAAGAAAGATGAAGCTGGCAATGATGTCGAAGGCGACACTCCGGGGTCGGTCGTTCTGATTGAGGAGAAAACTGGTGAAGCAAATGCTGCTATTAAGGAAATTGATGAAGAGTCTGCGGTCATTGAGTTTACAGAATACAACGAAAAAATGAAGGCTCTCTATGATGCGATTGTCGATTATCCAACAGAATTTAGTAATCAGGATGCGGCGGCGTATGACTTATTAATGGACCAACTAGAATCAGCATTTGAAAATGAAACGGAGGAAACAAAATAATGAATATTAAAAAGACAGCATTAACTTACAACTTTGATGGTGATGGCAACACGTCATCAATCACCGTAAGCTTATCTGGAAACGACGGGGCAGACTACTTGAACGCCAACATTCAAGTAACGCCTGAAGACTTAACTAGTGGGCAAACGTTCGATAATTTAACAATGAAGGACATTACAACGATTGCACGGAAGAAACTGGCTAAGGCAACTGCCGAAGATGCCGGTACAAAATAAAGGAGGAATAGCATGGTTTGCAAAGATTATTAGACAAAATGGTGAATGATCATAGCTTTTTGGTCGGTGTGTCCGTTGCAATCCCTACATGGGTGTTGAGTGATACGCCAACGATTGACCATGCTGTTATGATTGGAATTTTAATACTAGTGTTCGTACTAGATTGGTTAACAGGTACGACTTTGGCTAGACAGTCGCCGGTAAAAAATAGAACGAGCCACGCCGGTATTGATGCTTTAATGCGAGACTTCATTATCGTAGTAATATGTGCATGCTCAATTTTTCTAGACTTTGTCTTCGAGACCGAGTCTTTTATTTTTGCCTTTTTTACGGGCGCGTTTATTTGGCAAAACTTTTATTCATTTTTAGGAAATATAGCTGCATTGGGCTGGTCGAAATACTTTCCGATGTGGCTATTTAACTTGGTTCAAGATGAGATGGTGGCAAAATTACACAAATATTTTCCACACGGAAAGGATGACATAAAATGATTGAAATTATTCAAGCAGCAATGGCAAGCGCTATTGCAATGGTGGCCGTATTAGTCGGCTTAGTAACATGGGGGATTAAACAGACGCGGATTGATAATCGCTGGTTGCCACTGATTGATATGGTAGTCGGCTTTATTATTGGAATTGCCGCGTTCTACGCGATGCCGGGTCAATTCGAAACATTATTAATCGCTGGACTTGGTGGCGCGATTGCTGGATTAGTAAGTGCCGGTGGCTATGATGCAATTAAATCTATTTTAGGGGGTACAAAATAA